GCGTGGCGGTCAGTCGACCGATCAGGTCAACGTCGCGTTGCCGGGGGTCAGCTTGATCGTGCAGGTCGTTTCGGCGTTCGCGCCAGCAACCCACGCGACGCAGCCGCCGGTGATGTCGCCAGTGGCCGGTGTCGCTGCGGAGTCGTCGAACTTGCCGGCGCTGGTGTCCCAGATCAGCTTCTCGCCCTGCACGAACACGGCGGCCGTGACCTTGGGGATGCCGGAAAACACGCCATCAAGCGCGACCGCGCCGGTGGCGCCGTTGGCGATGTCGACCAGCGCCACGCCGATGCAGTGCTTGACGATGCACACGTCGCCGGAGGCGATGTCGGCGCCGCTGGTATTGGTCCACTGGATGACGTTGCCGTCACAGACTTGATTCGTAGCCATTGCTTTGTCCTCTCAGGATGGAAAAGGGGCCGGGATCACCGGCCCCGGATTCATCACGCGCCGGCGTTCTTGAAGCCGGTGCGCCATTCGGTGGCGGCCACGCCGAAGTCGAGGCGCACCTTCATGCGCATCTCGTCGGTCATGAACTCGACGTCTTCCTCGATATACGGCGCCTGCTGACCGTCAAGGAACGCGACCTCGATGCAGGGCGTGTTCTTGTCGGCGAACAGATACCAGGCGGTGCTGCCGGTCAGGTTCGGCGCGGCGACCAGTTCGAGGCCGAGGCTGGCGGCGTAGTTGCGCTTCGCCGCGTTGCTCGACGCCACGTCGGTCGGGCTGTTGAGCACCTCCCACGCGATCTGCTTCTTGCCGTAGGGCACGACGAGGAAGCGCGGACGCAGACCGAGGACCGTCGCGCGGCTCGGGTCCGCCTGAGCAGCCATGGCCGCTTCGCCGATGGCGATCGACGACACGGTAACCGCTGCGTTGGCGCTGGCGAGGTTGGCATGGCCGCCGGTGGTGCTGACTGCCGTGCTGTTGAAGAGCGCGCCGCCATCGGTCAGCGTGCCGTTCGCCTCGACGTAGGTGTAAACCGCCTTGTCGACCGAGTTCGCAGCTGCCCAGCCGAGCGCGGATGCCAGGCGGGTGAATGCGCCGAGGTCATCGTTCACGACCATCTCGCGCGTCAGTCCGATGTAGCGGCCCTTCGTCGACGCCTGGATCGTCTCGCGGTATTCCGACAGGGTGCCCTGCGTGTATTCCGCGCCCTCGGCCTTGGTGGCGAGGTCCGAGAATGCCGACAGGCTGACGATGCTGTGCTGCTTGAAGTCCGAGACCGACAGCGTGGGGGCCCACTGCTGCCAGGTCGTCGGCGCGTTCGCATAGCTGGCGCGCAACAGCTTGGCCGCGGTGTTCGCGAGCAGATACGGGAAGTCGCTGCCCGAGTGCGAGGCGAACAGCTTGGCGGCCAGTGCCGAGCCTTCGAGCCGATCCGCACCGGACACGCCGGCATTGCGGAGCGCGACGCGGATCAGCGCCTTCAAGCCCATTCCAGCGAACTCGTTGCCGGCCTGCAGCTTCTCGCCGCCCTTGCCGGGATCGATGCGCGCGAGGATGGCGTTGGACGCGCCGGCGACGAACTTGTCGCGCTGGTCGAGCACGTTGTGGGTCTGGCCAGCGGTCGGGGTGGCGTCGGCGGCCATGGCAGCGAGAAGCTTCTTGCTGGCGTCGGCGGCGGTGCACGACTGATCGCCCACGCATTCGGCCATCAAGCCGAGGTGCTGGACACCGTGCGGGCCAAACATCGCGCGAATCTCGCTCACGCGGGCGGCTTCGGCCTGGAGCGCTTCAACGCGCGCGGCAGCCTTGGCAGCTTCGATCTGTTCAGGAGTCATAACGCTTTCCTCTTTCGGGGTGGCCGAAATGGCCGGGGTGACCGCCAAGGCTGGCGGATTCAGTTGTGCGGCAATGCGCAGCGTTGGTGCGCTGAACTGCTCGCGGACCTGGGCGAACGCCTTCTTGAAGGCCGAGGTGGCTTCGGTCGAATCGGTGGGTTCCTGCTCTTCCGCCATGCGGGTGGCGAATCCGGCCTTGATGGCCTCGGCGGCGGTGTACCAGTGGTCTCCGCCCGTCATCAGGGCTTCGATGTCCTCGCGCGCCAGCGTCTTGTTGAACCGGGCATAGGCGTCGACCATGCCGACCGCGACTTTGTCGAGCATGTCGGCGGTTTCGCGCATCGTGTCGGCGGGGCCCCAAGCGAACGTCGACGGACCGTGGATCATCATGGCCGTCCCGGTGCCGAGCACGATCTCGTCGCCCGCCATGGCGATGACGGTCGCGATCGAGGCGGCGTAGCCATCGACCTGCACGATCTTGCGGGCCTTGTGGGCGCGCAGTTCGTTGTAGATCGCGATGCCGTCGAACACTTCGCCGCCTGGCGAGTTCACGCGCACCACGATTTCGCTGACGTCTCCGGCGGCCTTGAGGTCGTCGCGGAACTGCTTGGCGGTGACGCCGTTGCCGTACCAGTCCTCGCCGATGGGGCCATAGATCAACACCTCGGCGGTGCCGTTGGCTTTCGCCTGCACCTTGATCATCGTTCAGGTCCTTGTGTTACTCGCCGTCGTTCGGCGGAGTGGGTGGCACGGGCGCGGTGGCCGGTGCGTCTTCGCGCTGCAGGCCGAATGCTTCGGCTTCGTCGCGGTCGCGCGCGATTTCCTGCAGGGTTTGGGTCGGGTTTCGACCCGCTTCGCGGATGATCTGGCTGCGCGACTTGTAGAGCCGCTTCTCGGCCATTTCGTTGGCGGTGATTTCCTTGACGGGATCGATCCACGGCATCGGTGGCGTGGCGTGGGTCGCGTCGTAGATGGTTTCCATGTCGACGCCACCGAGCTTGAGCAGGTTCGCGGCGATGGCGGCATCGACGAACGCCCACCAGACCGGCTCGCAGAACTGATGCACGAAGGTGCCGGCCAGCGTGGCGTAGTGGCTGTGCCCTTCGACCAGCTCCTGACGCTGGGCGCTATAGGTGCCGTTGTAGTTGCGCGACAGCGAGGAATAGGTAGTGCCGAGCCCGGCCGCGCCGCTGCGCAGTTGCGCGTCGCGGAACGGGATCAGGGCGTTGTTCGGCCGATTCGGATTGATCGTGCCGATGTCCTCGCCTGGGCGCAGGTCGTCGAACACCATGCCGGGCGCGAATTCCATCGTGCGCACGTCGTCGGCGTTATAGTCGGATGCGGCGTAGTCATCCGGGGTACCCTTCTTGATGAACGCCGCCATGGCCGCAGCGACACGCGCGGCGATGCGTTCGGACTCGTCGATCTCCTTGATGTCGTCCAGTCGACCAAGCACCGACGCGAACACCGTGATGCCGCGCAGCTGGTGAATCCGGCGCACGAATTTCAGGTGAACAATCCGGTTCGCCTCGACCCGCTTTGTCTCGGCCGATACCGTGCCGGCGTCGCCCGGGTGTCCCTTGTAGAGCCAATAGGCCCGCGGCCGTCGCCAGCTGTTGACCTCGATACCCTGCACGATGCCCTTTGCGTCGTCGTTCAGCGAGAACGGCAGGTAATCGGCTTCGAGCAGTTCCAGCGAGAACGGGACCTTTGTGCCGTGTTCGAGTTGCGGTACCGGCCCTGTCAGAAGCTGCGACAGCATTTCGCCGTCGCGACACCATGATCGGGCGGCCAGGCGTTGCACTTCGAAGTAGTCGTGCTGCTGCGTAACCTCCGGCTTGAATCGCCAGTCTTCGAACAGCTTCAACATCTGGTCATTGACCTCGGTGGCCAGCGTTCCGTCCTTGTTCTTGACCTGCGGCTCGGGCCGGATGCCGCGCCCGACGACATTCGCGACCAGCACATCGAGTGCGCCGGTGGCGATGTCCAGGTTCTCTTCCATGTGGCGCGCCATCGCGCGCAGCTTTTCGGCGCTGCGCTGGGTCTGGGCGTTGGCGCTGCCCTTGTCGTTGCGGGCCTTGCGCAACCGGCTGGGCTCGGCCACCTCGTGGAAGGCCTTCAGCGCATGCGCGGACCGCGCGCGCGCCAGCGCCCACCCCGGCGCAATCGGGGCGATGATCTTCGTCAGCCAGTTCATCGGAAGTCCGCCAGTCGAACCGACAGGCTCGGACGACCGGCTGCCACACGCGACAGCCGCGCGACCTCGCGTCGCCAGTAGTTGATCAGGTCGATGATCTCGCCCGCGCTGCGATACGTGACCTGGCGGTCGGCGTAGCGCACCGACAGCGATGCCGATTCATTGGCGGCCATCAATGCGTCGAGCTTCGCCTGCGCTTGCGCGAGGGTGTAGGCGCTCATCGGTATCTGCTCATCCATCCGCCCTGCGTCGGGCGTTTCGGTTTCGTGGGCTTCGGTGGCGGCGGGGCCGGCACCGGTGTGTTGTTGCTGGGCGGCTGGTCGTCCGCCTTGGTGCGCTTCGGTCGTGCCGTGAGGCCACCGCGCTCCGCGAGCGCTTTCAGGTTCGGGCGCCTGATCGCCAGCGCTGCGAGGGCGTAGACGTTCAGGTCGAGCGCTTCGTTTCGCGCACCGCTGGGCAGGTGCCACGCGGTATAGGGCTGGCCGAACTTGTATCGAGTGACCGATCGCTCGGCTGTCAACTGGTCGAAATACGCCTGGCCATACTGCGTCGACACCGGAAAGTGCATGTAGCCCGGACCCGACTCTGTGATGGCCAGTCGCGATTTCAGAATCAGTTCCTTCGCGGTGTCGGTGCCGACGATCCAGAGCTTGATCCCGGCTTTCTTCACCTTGCCGCCGGGCTTCACCAGCGGCATGCCGGCACCCGCGCGACCCTTGAGCGCGTAGACCCGCGAGCGATGCTTGCGTGCGAACTCGTAAGCCTGTTTGGTGTAGTGGCCACCCGTGTCGAGACCGCACGCATACACGCCGAGCACCGCGCCGTCCTCGCGCGTGAACGTGCGGTCGAGGTGATCCGCTGCGCGCTGCCAGAGTTCGTCGCGACCGGGGTCGCCTGCGAGCACGGCATAGTCCAGCGACCACGACTCTTCGCCGACGCCCCAGCCCTTCCACTCGATCTCGAGGCGGTCGTCCTGGACGTCGATGGCCATGGTCACGACGACCACGCCATCGGGCACGCTGTCCGGACCGTAGTGCTCGCGACGACCGGGCAGCGATTCCGCGCTGACCTTCTCGCCTTCGTCGTCCTGCCAGACCTCGCCGAGGCTGGTGTTGGTGAACACCTTCAACGTGTCCGCCGCGCCCTTGGCGTCC